CGCGGGCTTGCCCTTCTTCGGCCCAGGCTGGCCACCACCAAACGGGTTGGGCATCTGCGCCCACTCGATCCGGGCGTCCATAGCCAGGAACAACTCAGGGAGCGGAGTACTCCAGGCCAATTCGGGAGACCATCCAAGCCAGCCCGTAGCCACCGCGTAAAGCCGGTCAACGTAACTGCCATCCTCGACAGCGCTTACGCCTTCGCCGGCTGATCCTTTCCCGCATCAGGCCCCTTGGGGTTGTACAGCGCAGCGAGGTAAGCATTGAGCTGAATGGATACTTCGACAACACCGGCCTGCCAAACTTGGTCAGCAACAGCGTCCGCCGCCTTGCCGGTCAAGCCAGCACCGCAAGCGATAATTACTGCGCAGCCAACAATACTCAGCGCGTTCACAGCCTGGGATGCGCCACGCAAACCGCCGAATGACGCTTCAATGGCACGAACTGCCCCAAGCGTAGGCTTCAGGGTATAGGTCTCGCCGTCCAAGACAATGTCGACCGTACCGAAAAGGGTCTTGCTCATATTCATGATCCTTGTGGATCGGGGCCGAAGCCCCGCAGGTTAAGGCACCGCTGGGCCTGGGAGAATTTCGAGGATTTCGGAGTTGATCGCGATGGTCACGTTGCGACGAACTACGTTGTCTGCAGCGCCCGGTGCAACGGTGTTGTTCATCACCTTGCCGCGCATGTAGAACGTGGTCGGCAGCACAGGCGGTACCGCGGCGGGATCGCCATCATTCAAGGTTACCTTGATGTTGTAGTCGCCCCGAGCGCGATCCTTGTGGGCGGTTTTCAGAGCGGCTTGACCAAGGTCGCCGTTGTCGAGGCCGACCGTCAGGGTCAGGTCGCCTGCATCGGCGGTGCCCTTGTACTTGCGAACGCGGCCATCACGCAGAGAGGTGAAGGTCACCGAACTGAACGTGTCACCGAACTCGCCGAGGTCTTCGATCTCGCCTACGTCGACGTAGTCATCTGCCTTATAAAGCGCTTCAGTGTCGGCGCCGTCCTTACTGCCTAGCCCTAATCGGCAGCCGGCTGCTGTATTGAGATTGTCTTCGGCCATGGGGATTCCTCCAAAGGCGCATTGGATAAAGCCGCAGTGCGGCCGGGTGTTGGTGTTAGTGGGTGGTGATGACGCGGACCGTAATAGATCCTTGGTAGGTGACACCGTCAGCATCGCGCTGAGCGTCAGCCTGCTCGACTCGAACCGAGACAGCGCGGCCAACTTCCAGCGGCAGTGGTCGCTCGTTGAGAGCTGCGATAATTTCACCGTTGATGCGCTTCACTTCAGCCTGGCCGTGCACATCAGACCAGACCGAAAGATAGATCAGGCGCTGCTCACGCTTGCGGCCAGTAATCGGCGAAGTGTTCGTTGAGATCTCTCGATCAAACGAGATGTACGGCATTGGCGTATCCATCGGAGCGCCGTCGTATACCGGACATGAAACTTCATCCTCAAGCCTGGCCACCAGCGCCGCTTGAAGGGCAATAGATGGGTCAGCCATCGGACGCCCCTCTACTTGCTTTGTTCAAGGTACGCGCCACAGCAGCGCGGATGCTCGCCAAAACAAACTCTTTATTGACGTCCATGGCCGGGCGCAACCATGGGTGTGCCGGGCGAGCTGGGATATCGGGATATTTACCGTAAAAGTTCGTGCCGTCGCTTTTGTTTCTGTTCTGCCGGTTGCGACCTCCTGCTCGCTTCTTGCCGGTATAACCTTTGGTCCCGTACTCCAGAAACTTTAGGTAGTAGAACCGGCGCATATCCTTTTTGCCACGGATGCCTATCTCTGCATCCAGGCCGCTTTTGGACACGAATGTCTTAAGCGCGGCAGCAGATGCACCAGTGCCCCGAGGCACTAACTCCCTCATTGTCGCCAGTACCTTGTCGGCAGCTTCCTGCATTGCCGGTACCAGCTCGTTATCCATGGTGGAGTGAATGTTTCGAAGTGTTCGGCGCAGCTTGAAGTCGCCGGACATGCGTGATCGGCGAGCAGCCATGATTCACTCCTTGGGCTTGGTAGCCTTCTCCAGAGGTGGCGCGGGCACAGCGACTTCCTTCACCAGGCCTCGGGCCAGCAGCCGTGCAGCTGACTTCTCATCTACAACAAATTCTTCGCCTTTCTCGCGGTCACCAACGGCGCCGGAAAGACTACCCAGGGCAATTACTTTCATGATTCACCATTTCGGGTTGGGTACGTTTGAGCACAGAAGCCGCAGCATCGATAAATCGTTATCGGGCAGGGCAGCCTCAACCAAGTAAGTGACGCCCTTCTCTACCAGGCGGCACCCAGCCTTCAAGTCAGAGCGTGGGCGGACGCGAATCTCAGCTGTGATCATCGCCTTGATTTGCTCGGCAACCGGGGCCAGACGCCCCGAAGGTATGGCGATTTCTGCCCAGACCTTTCCGGCATTCTCCCAGGTTGAGTCGAAGCCGCCGGTTTTGTTCTTGGTCAGGACAGGCTTGAACAAGGCGCAGCGGTGACGCATTGGGCCTGCTCTCATACATTCATCCAGCGGTGAGGCTTCCAAAGTGCATTGGTTGCCATCGGAAGTTCGGAAGTAATGGTGCCAACCACCACGGTTTCACGGGCGCCGTACCAGTGGCCTATCAGTAGCAGTGCTCCCTGCTTGATTGACTTGGTCATCCGCAGCGCATTGCCGACAGGCTCTGGCAGTTCCTCTTCCGGATCCACAAGCGTCCGGTTGGTCCAGGTCTCAAACGCGCTCAAGGCCGCATCCATGTAGCCTTGAATCAGTTCATCTTCTTCGTCATGGTCGACCCGCAATTGAGCCTTGACGAGAGCGAGATCAATCACCTTTCGGTACCAGCGCCTGAAGGGCATCTTTGTTAGCGGACGGATCGAACTCAATCCCTTTGGCGGCGAGCCAGGCCTTCAAGTCGGGTACCTTCATCTTGAGCGGGTCTGTTTCTTTATCCGCTTCGATTGCAGCATCGACTTCTTCCTGGGAGCTGCGCGATGCGTAACCCTCCGGCGGGTAATTAACCGCTGGGTAACCGGCTGCAACAAATTCAGAAATGGTTGGGCCATCTAACTTCAGACCGTTGGCGTCCAGTTGATTGGCATAGGACGCCACACCCAGGTGCTCGACCGCGACAAGCGCGCAACGCTCCGAAACATCCTGCTCGCCTACAGAAATCTCAACCACATGATTTCCGTCCACCGCGAACGTGAACGGTTTATTCACAATAATAATCGGCATAAATCCTCCGTAAGGTCGGGCGCCCGAAGGCGCCCACCCAGTCAGGCAGCAGCGCTAAGGGTCAGGATTTTCACGGCCTGGGAGTCAACCAACATGCCGCCGACGCGCTTGGTGGTGTAGAACCCAACGAACGGTTTGTTGGTGTACGGATCACGCAGCACGCGTGTGCCGATGCGGTCCACAACGGTGTAGGCGCGCTTGAAGTCGCCGAATGCGATAGCGTTGGCGTCAGCTGCAACATCTGGCATGTCTTCGTTTTCGGTGATGCCGTAACCCAGCAGGACCGAAGGTGCGCCCGCTTCTAAGCCTGGACGCCACAGGTAGTTGCCCTCGCTGTCCTTCAGCTTGCGAACGTAGGCAACGGTCAGGTTGCCCATCATCCAGGTGCCGTTAGCGCGGTAGCCCGCCTTGAGAGCGTGAATCAGGTTGATCAGGCTGTCGCCTGTGATAGCTCCAGCGGTGCCGCTCAAGAGCTTTTGCAGAACGCCAAAGGCGCGAGCCTCGTCGTCTTTCACGTCCAGACCGTAAGCCAGCAGACCTTTAGGCTTGTTGACGCCATCACCTTTCAGGAAAGCATTACCTTCCTTCTCAGCGAAGTCGCGAGCAACCTCGCCATTCAACCAGCCCTCGGCATCGAAGAAAATGTCGTCAAGGCTGGTCTGAGTGGCTTGCGGGTTCGCGTACAGCTCACCCATAAACGCAGAGATGTTGCCGAGCTTTGGAGTGTTGGTTGCAGGACGCAGATCAGTTTCACCCACCCAGCCTGCGCCGTTACCGCCGAGGTTCACCA